CGAGAGGAAACGGAGCAGCATCTGAGAAGGTCGATAAGATCAACCTGTCGGAATTCATTGAACTCCATAGGTCCGGTGCGCTCATTGAGCGCCTCGGTGAATTGACCCGATCCAACTTACCACGATTATCTCATCGCGAGAGAATCGATGGCTTCTTGAAACGACGCCCAAAGGGCTCGCTTAGAATGCTAGATCGGAAGCGGGTTAGAGCCCAGTGTCCTATTTTACACTTTCGTGGTGTAAGAAAGGCACTGGATACTCTTCTCCGTGCTTCCTGCCAGACCATCCTTAAGTTCCTTAAGGTATGGCGCTGGATTGACACTGTACTTTCATTGTCATTTCCAACCGACAACCGTTCAATTGAACGGTTTAAGGTCACATGGTGGATACATTGCGTTCATGACGTATGTACCACTTCAAGTGTGCACCGAATCTGTAAGAAATGGAGCAAGTTTTCACTCTATGTTTTGCTTAAGTATGGAGGATCGATCCAACCGGAGCCAAAATGGCTCAGTTGGTTCCCTCCTCTGCCTTCCGATTGTTGGATGGATAAGGCCGCATGCGAACTGACAAACGTCGAGCGCGCATACAGCCGAATCCTTATCGACAAAAGGGGCTTCCCTGCGGGTGACGATGTCACTGCACAAGAAGCCTTACAGGCACATACACAAACATTGACTAAGAACTTAGTTCTAAGCCAAGAACACCGGGACACTTTGAGGAAGTACTCAAGGCTTTCAGCCTTAGAGATACTGAAAAGTGTTGGGAAGGCCGCTTTCAAAAGAAAGACAGGCCATATTTCCATTACCAATTCCGCGTGTCTCGAATCGAGCCGTGGACAAGGCGGGAGAAGAAAATATGTTCTTCGTGAGGTTTCACGTTGGTTACAACAAGTACCAACGGAGAGCTACAATGTAGCTCTTCCCACGAAAGAAAATATAGTCTATTCCGCCGGTAAACCCTTGTGGAAGACGGTCAAGCCGTCCCACATGGAGGAAGCGTGTGAAGGATTTTCCATCAAACGTTACTCTACAGGCCTCTATACAGAAGACTTTAAGTCGGGAGAATCTGAACGAATCGGATTCCAAATGTTCGCTTGGGCTTACACCACTTTAATTAAAGATGGTTACCTAAACGACGATGGTAGTCGTAGTTCAAAACCTATACCCATGAAAAGGGTCCCCATTGGGGAACCTGGGTGTAAGGTTAGAATTGCTACTAAGACTATTGCAGCATTGGTAACATATGGGCAACCTTTTGCCCATTCTTGGAGAGAGATTCTGGAACATGACCCCACTCTACGAGCAGGGTTATCTTCCGGATCTCAACTAGGAGCCTGGATGAGGCAACTAGAAGCCAAGAACAAGGGAAGAATTCCCAAGTATGTTATGGTAGGAGACTTCGAGTCCGCTACGGACCATATAAGTCACGAAGCAGGCAAGATAGCAATGAGTGAACTCCTAAGCGCCTTTGGCGCCCACGGTGGATACTCAAAGTCCTATTTAGACTTGCTCCTTAGTCC